GCAGGCAGCAGATGTTGGCCTTTCACGCGCCTACAGGATCGTCAACGCAATGCCAGACGCATACATCGACCGTTGGCTCAAGACCGGCAGGCGCTTGACTGCTGTGTGGTGTGTCGTTGTACCGCCGCCCCATTGCCCCAGACCTACAAGCCAGAGAAACAAATGAAATATAAATGCAAGTGCCCCCCGGACAGCCCGTTCCACTGGCGCGATAACCCGCGCCCATCCATGTTTGCAACTGACCCTCACCTGAAAGCCGCAGCAACGCTGTCGCACAACCAGACGATGGTGGTCGAGCGTGAACGCGAGAGGGGCAAGGACATCAGCCACATCCCCGGGCTATCTGCCAAGACAGACACCGAACGTGTGATTAGCTTGCGGCAGTTCACCGTGTACACACGAGCGGGGCAGATCCTATGACCGACGACAAGAAGATAGAGCAACGCATAAAGAGGCACTGGCCGTTCGTGCGCATCTCTGAGGCGGACTTCAAACTCCTCAAGAAGTTTGAGCGAATGAGTAAACAGCAAAAGAAAACCCCGCAGGGGCAGGAGGCACCGTTTTGACTGAGCACGACACCAACATGCGAGACCTCGCCGCGATGTTTGCTATGTGCGGCATCATCATGCGGGGAAACCACAACCCGGAGACAACGGCAGAAGACGCATTCCGCTACGCGGACGCGTTCATGAAGTCCCGTGATGGGACCGAGCAAGGAATTGCAGCAATCAAGCGGAAGAAGAAAAGTGACCCAACCGATTAAATACACGTGGTCGTATTCCTCGCTGGACATGTTCAAACAGTGTCCGCAAAAATATTACCGGCTGCGCGTCAAGAAAGACATCGTCGAGCCTGAATCCGAGGCCATGCGCTACGGCACCGAGACGCACAAGGCAGCGGAAGATTTCATCAAGGACGGCACCCCAATCCCGGAAAAGTTTGCGTTCATGAGGGGACCGCTGGAAACCCTCAAGGCCAAGGATGGCGAGAAGCTGTGCGAGTACAAGATGGGGTTGACCAAAAACCTAACCCCTTGTGGCTTCTTCGACAAAGATGTTTGGTGGCGTGGTATCGCGGACCTAATCGTTCTCCAAGAGGATCGGGCATGGGTCGTAGACTACAAGACGGGTAAGTCTTCTAAATACGCCGACACCAAACAGTTAGAACTTATGGCCCTATCGATCTTCAAGCACTTCCCGCAGGTCAAGAAGGTTAAGTCCGGGTTGCTGTTTGTGATCGCCAACGACTTCGTGAAGGCTGACTTCCACCAGAGGGAGGAGCACGTGCTGTGGAGGCCGTGGCTGGACGACACCCAGCGGCTGGAGAAATCGCTGGAGTTGGATGTGTGGAACCCCCGCCCGAACTTTAGCTGCCGGGGCTGGTGCCCAGTGAAGGACTGTGCCCACAACGGCAAAGGAGAATACAGATGAGCAAGGTGCAAGTTAGGCTGGGCGCTTCAGACGATGAAGCTGCGATCTTCTACGACCTGCGGTACTCCAACAACTTGGAGGGTGGCAACCACACCGAGACCGTGTTTGAGATCACAAACCTGTCGGGTAATTGGCTTACTGTTGAGACCGCGATTTACGCCACAAACAAAAGAACTAACAAGACCGAATTGGTGTGGGAAATACCCATGGAACAAAACGATGGAGTACGGCTGACCTTCCGGGGGGCATGCGAAAACAGCGAGTTCATTCGGATGTTGGAACTTATCCTTGAAGCTGAGAAAATGGTATCCATCATCAAACCGTGAGGTGACCCATGCCATACGTCAACAAACCCCGCCCGTACGATAAAGAGTACGCTCAGTACCAAGGCACCCCCGAGCAGATCAAGAAGCGGGCAATGCGCAATGCTGCACGTGCCAAGTTGATGAAGGCGGGCAAGGTGAACAAGGGTGACGGCAAAGACGTAGCTCACCGCAAGGCGCTCGACAAGGGCGGCACGAACGGGGATGGTGTCACGGTGCAGAGTAAATCCGCGAACCGGTCCTTCCGCAGAGATGCTAAGGGAAACCTCGTATCCGAGACCAGTAAAAAAGAGCGTAAACGCTCTTGACAGGCGACCAACGTTGCCTAGAATGAGCTGGTTAGTTGCTTGAGTGACATTGAACTCCAGTCCTGCGCGTAAGGTGTGAGTGGCGTAGGTCGAATTTTTGGGTTCTAAACCGCACCAGTCCGTGCCGCAGTTAAACTTTCCTGCGTGCGAGCGGACCGATTGGCTCCCGTAAGGAGCCAGCTTTGACCGAGTGGAAATTCCACATTCGGTCTACACGCCGTTTGGAGTAAGAGTGCAAATCATTGAAAACAAGGCGCTGCTATTAAGGGTCAAAGAACCCGGGCGCATCACGACAGTCATCCCCAAAGCCAAGCAGGTGGGCGACCACGAGGTGCTGGTCAAGTGGGGGCTGGAAGAAGCTCAGGTGCTCAAGAACCTGAAGCTCAAGAACGTGCCCTCCCCCATCGAGGGTAAGTACGATTGGCCCGGGTTGTACAAACCGTTTGCGCATCAGCGCACGACGGCAGCGTTCCTGACCATGCACCGCAGGGCGTTCTGCTTCAACGAGCAGGGCACGGGCAAGACCTCCAGCGTGATCTGGGCATCGGACTACTTGATCAAGACGCGAGTGATTCGCCGGGTGCTGGTGCTGTGCCCGCTGTCCATCATATCGTCGGCATGGGAAGCGGACCTGTTCAAGTTCGCCATGCACCGTACGTGCGCCATCGCACACAGCTACTCCAAGGACAAGCGCATCGCAGCCGTACGCTCAGGTGCCGAGTACGTGGTCTGTAACTTCGATGGGCTGGAGATCATCAAGGAAGAGGTTCAGAACGGTGGGTTCGATCTGATCGTTGTCGATGAAGCCAACGCATACAAGACGCACACCACCAAACGTTGGAAGACGTTGAACGCCGTCATCACGCCGGACACATGGGTGTGGATGCTCACGGGCACCCCGGCTTCGCAGTCGCCCACTGATGCGTACGGGCTGGCTAAGATCATCAACCCCTCGGGGGTGCCACGCTTCTTCGGCGCGTTCCGTGATCAGGTCATGCACAAGATCACGCAGTTCAAATGGACACCCAAGAAATCCTCCGAGCAGACGGTGCATGAGGCGCTGCAGCCAGCCATCCGGTTCACCAAGGAAGAATGCCTTGACCTGCCGGACATGACATACACCACACGTGAGGTGCCTCTGACGCAACAGCAGCAGAAGTTCTACGACAAGCTACGCAAGGACATGATGGCAGTAGCTGCGGGCGAGGAGATCACGACCGTCAACGCGGCGGCGAACCTCAACAAGCTGCTGCAACTGTCGTGCGGAGCGGTTTACTCGGATACTGGTGACGTGGTCGAGTTTGATGCCAAGACGCGCATGACCGCGCTGCTGGAGGTCATCGAAGAAGCCAGCCACAAGGTGATAGTTTTCGCCCCCTTCCGCCACGCGATTGAAATCATCGCAGACGAGCTACGCACAAACAAAGTTAGTTGCGAAGTCATTCACGGCGGCGTGCCAGTCAACAAGCGCACCGAAGTGTTCGCCAAGTTTCAGACCGAGAAGAACCCGCACGTGCTGGTCATCCAACCACAAGCTGCAGCGCATGGCGTGACGCTACACGCAGCTAACGTCGTTGTGTGGTGGGGTCCGATCACATCCACCGAGACGTACCTGCAAGCCAACGCACGCGTGCACCGCGCAGGGCAACGCAACCCATGCACCGTCGTGCACATTCAAGGCAGCCCTGTTGAGAAGCGCATCTACAACATGTTGTCCGACAAGGTGGACATCCACACGCGGCTGATCGATCTTTATAAAAATTTGGGGGAAGACACTTGACAAAGTAAACCACATGCCCCATAATAGTTTCACCTTTTACAAACGAAGGAGAGTGCAATGAGCGAAGCCCCAACCGCAGACCGTCTTGCGAAGATCTACGTGAAGATCAGAGACAAGCGGCGCGAACTGGAAAAACAAGCGGCAGAGTTGAAAGAACAGCAGGACATCGTCGCTGCTCAGCTTCTGGAAATCTGCAAGGAACAAGGTGCGCAGACCATACGCACCGAGCACGGCACGGTGTCACGCCGTGTCGCCAAGAACTACTGGACGAATGATTGGGATTCGTTCTACAAGTTCATCAAGGACAACGACGCGTTTTCGCTGATGCACCAACGCATCAACAACACGAACATGGCGCAGTACCTTGAAGAAAACCCCGATCTGCTTCCGCCGGGGCTAAATGCGGACATCACCCAAACCATCACCATCCTCAAACGTTAAGGAGATTGATATGAGCAACGAACTTGCAATGCTGGACACTGGTCTGCCCTCTTACCTTAAAGAGCTGGAGCTTGATGACGTTACCAAGTCGCTGATGGGCGGCAGCAGTGGCGGCATGAAACGCATCTCCATCAAGGGTGGTGTGTGGCGCATGATGGTCAACGGCAAAGAAATTGCCAAGAACGAAGACCGTTCGATGAACGTCGTCATCGTCAACGCGGCCCCCAAGGTCTCGCGCACCTTCTACATGGGCACCTACAAGGAAGGCGAAGTCAGCGCCCCCGACTGCTGGTCTGCCGATGGCGACGTGCCGGATGCTAAGGCCCAGAACCCGCAAGCCAAGCGCTGCGTGGACTGCCCGCAGAACGTCAAGGGTTCCGGCCAAGGTGAATCCCGCGCTTGCCGCTTCAGCCAGCGTCTGGCTGTGGTGCTGGCCAACGACATCAAGGGCGACGTGTTCCAACTCACGCTGCCGGGTCAGTCGATCTTTGGTGAAGGCGCACCGGGCAAGTGGCCCCTGCAAACCTACGCCAAGATGATTGGCAGCAAGGGTATCCCCATCTCTACGGTTGTGACCGAGATGCGCTTTGACACCGACAGCGCCACCCCGAAGCTGACCTTCAAGCCCGTCAAGGTTTTGGAGAAGGCCGATGCAGTGGCAGCAATTGAGCAAGGCAAGACGGACTCTGCCCTCAAAGCGATCACGATGACCGTGGCCGAAGCCGATGGCGTGAAGACCCCGAAGCTGGCTGCACCCGTCGATCCGCTGGCCGACATGAAGGGCGAAGAAGAACCTGCTAAGCCCACCAAGGTCGCAGCCGAAGTCGTCGAAGAGCCGGTCAAGCGCAGCGCCAAGAAAGCTGAAGAAGCCGCGCCCGCCGAGAAGAAGGATCTGTCGAAGATCCTCGCTGATTGGGATGACGAGTAATGGCTAAGGGTTACTCCGTCCTGACTATTCAGGAGATCAAGGAGGCTAACCCTGTCTTGCTCGGTGTAAAGCTGGGCAAGATTTGCGTGGAGCGGGACATTCCGGTCAAGGATGTATCGGAATATTTTGGCGTCAGCCGTGTGACGGTGTACGCTTGGTTCCGTGGCAAGATGGTCGTTTCGGGCAAGCACGTCGAGAAGGTGCAAGCTCTGATTGCCAAACTGTCGTAGCTCCACGCAGCGGTTGGTAACCCCAAGAGTTAGAGAAGGCTAGGGTCGCTCCCGAAGAGGATGTGCCGTCACGTCCCTGCCTTTTTCTTTTTGACGGCGATATAACAAGGACGGCGGATGACAACGAGGAGTGAGTTCCTCGCAATGGTATTGCCACCCCTACAGGATGGGGAGCACTATTGCAGCTGGGGAAACAAAAAAGTCGAAGGACAAGACGACAGGGTGCGCCAGCGATTCGCGGCCTCCTTGGACGAGCTGAGCGCTCAGGCTGACTCGCTGCACGATGATGGGTTCAACGCGTTTTACGCGATGGCGAAGTTTGGTCCGGTAGCCAACGGCCGATTCGCTACCAACGCGATTTCTCTTAAGTCGTTTTTTATTGACTTGGACTGCGGCGAAGGCAAGCCCTACGCCACGCTAGACGACGGGCTGTTAGCCCTACGAGCATTCTGCAAAGCCACGAAGCTGCCCAAGCCGTCGATTGTGCGGTCAGGGCGCGGGGCGCATGTGTACTGGGTGCTGGAAGAGCCGATGCCCAAGGCTGAGTGGAAACCCCACGCTGAGCGGCTCAAAGAGTTGTGCACGGAGCACAAGTTCGACATTGACTACGCGGTACCTGCGGACGCTGCCCGCATACTGCGTGTGCCAGAGACCGATCACCTGAAGGACCCGACAAACCCGATCCCGGTGGAGGTCCTGTATGTTGCGCCGCTGATCTCGGTTGCAAAGATCAAAGAGCTGCTGGAGCCGACACAAAGCATCTTGTCCATGCTGGACAGGTCTGAGTTCAAACGCCAGCTTGACCCGATGACGCTGGCCCTGATGGGCGCAAGCGAGTCGAAGTTCAAGACCATTCTGATCAAGTCGGCAGAGGGTGTGGGCTGTGCTCAGATCAACTACATCTTTGACAATCAGCACCAGTTGGAAGAGCCGATGTGGCGTGCTGGCCTGTCGATTGCCCAGCACTGCTCGGACCGGGACAAGGCGATCCACGCCATCTCCAAGAAGCACCCCGACTACAACCGCGACATTACCGAGCGCAAGGCCAACGAGACCAAGGGGCCGTACACCTGCGACACATTCAAAAAGCTCAACCCCACCGTGTGCGAGGGGTGCCCCCTGAAGATTACGTCTCCGATCCAGTTGGGTCGCGAGATCATTGAAGCTACCGAAGAAGACAGCATCGTCACCGACCTTGAGCCGGAGACCAAAGAGGCCAAGACCTACATCATCCCGAAGTTTCCGTTCCCGTTCTTCCGTGGCAAGGCGGGCGGCATCTTCATTCACACGCAGAACAAAGACGGGGAGGACATCGACGATGTCGTGTATCCGTACGACTTCTATGTGGTCAAGCGCATGCAAGACCCCGACTTGGGTGAGACCCTGCTGCTGCGCTTGCACTTACCAAAAGATGGTGTCAGAGACTTCATCATGCCGCTGGCCAGCGTGCTGTCCAAGGAGAAGTTCATTACGACGGTGGCCTCTTACGGCATCACCGCGTTGGGTAAGAAACAGGATGTGCTTATGCAGTACGTTGCGAAGTGGGTCGAGGAGTTGCAGATGAGCGGCAGAGCCGAGAAAGCGCACAAGCAGTTTGGATGGCTGGAGGACAACTCGGGCATCATCATCGGCGACCGAGAGATCCGCGCAACCGAGATCGTCTACAGCCCGCCGTCTGGTCCCACGCTGCCGCACGTGCCCTTGTTCCAAGCCAAGGGTGACTTCCATGAGTGGAAAGACACGATCAACATCTACGGGCGCGAGGGCATGGAGTACCGGGCGTTTGCCCTGTTCATGGGCTTTGGCACCATGCTCATGAAGTTCACCATACTGGACGGGTTCCTGCTCAACCTTGTGAGCCGCGAGTCTGGTTCGGGTAAGACCACCATCTTGCAAGCTATCAACAGTATCTACGGACGACCCAAGGAACTCCTGCTGGCACCGAAGGACACGTACAACAGCCGCATGCAGCGCCTCGGCACGATGCAAAACTTTGCGGTGACGATGGACGAGATCACCAACATGCCGCCGGATCAGATGTCCCAGCAGGTGTACGACGTGACTTCCGGGCGGGGTAAGAACCGCATGAAGCAGCATGAGAACGTCGAGCGCGCCAACAACACCAAGTTTCAGACCGGCATGATCACGTCATCCAACCGGTATGTGACCGACGCGCTGCTATCCATCAAGGGCTTTCCTGATGGCGAACTCAAGCGGATCATGGAGATCAACGTCAAGCC